CTGTTCATCGCCGGCACCACCTGTTCCTGAATGAAGGCTGTCACCGGCGGCAGCACCGCTTGCACGATGTTGTTCATCGCCGTAGTCAGCGCCAGCACAATCGGCAGCAGCGCCTGGCCAATCGTCGTCTGCAAGTTCTGCATCTGCGCGTCCAGGATACGCTGCTGATTCGCCAGCCCGCCGCTCGTGCGGGCAAAATCGCCCTGTGCCGCGCTGGTCTGCTCGTAAATGAGCGCCTGTGCCGCCAGGACCTTCTGCTGCGGCGTGAGCGCCTCTTTGGTCGTCTCGATCAGCCCCAACTTCAGCGCAGCCTGGCGCATCGATGCATCGTCGAGCAGCACGCCATACGCGCGCAGCGGCTCAGCTTCCCCGCGCAGCGCCGCGCCGATGGCATCGATGGCCTGCTCTGGCGATGTATTGTTGAAACTGGCCAGGTCGCTGGCGAGGGTGACAAAATCCGTCGAAAACGTCGCCAGGTCGTCCCCGGCCAGCCCCGCCGCGCTCCCGAAAGTCGCAAAGGTGCTGGCGGCATCCAGCGCCTGCTGCTGGCTTTGCCCCAGCGCCGTGGCCGCATTCTCCGACCATGCCAGCACGCTGTCCGTCGCATCGCCGAAGAGCACGCCTGTCTTCGACACGGTCTCGCCCAGGTCGGAGGCCGCGCCCACGGCATCGCCCATGTAGCCCACCGCCGCCTGCGCTGCGCCCGCCATCGCGTTGAACGCAGCCATGCCCGCGCCCATCAGCACACCGGAGATCGCCGAACCCCACCCGCCGACCTGGCCTTCGGACGCCTTGAGTCCTTTTTTCAGTTCGTCGTCGTTGGTCTTCAGATAGGCGACCGCGTCGGCCAGCTTCGTTGCCATCTCAATCCAATCCTGCCAGTCTCAACATTTCGTCGGCGCTCACCAGCCCGGCCGCCGAGCCTGCGGCAGCGCCGCCACCTGAATTTAGCGCCGTCGCCAGCACCTTCCACGTCTCAAGCGCCGCCAGTTGCGCAATCCGCTCCTGCCGTCGCCAGTAAGCCGCCTGCAGCCGCAGCATCACCGGTCGCAGCGCTACGTCGGCGCCATACTCCGCAATCCAAAGCTCATCCAGGTCATCGGCTACGCTGGCGCCGCCCCAGCCGGTGCCCTCATCGGCGGCGCCCCCAAGAAAAAACCCATCAGGCACGCCAGCATCTCTTCCATGTAGGCGTTGTTGCCGATCCACTCCCGATCCGCCGCCAGCACCGACGAATAGGCGCACACCGCATTCAGCAGCGCCTCCTGGTTGATCAGCAGCCCGGAAGTCAGCGCCAGCCGCGCCAGCGCCTCTGGCGTCGGGTTGCGCACGCCCAGCGCCACCGCCATTTCGCCCACCGGCTTGCACACGGCCTCGTGTTCCGCCGCCCAGCGGGCATGGGGCAGCACGGGCAGCCGCTGCACAACATAGGTTCTTCCCGCCAACAGCACTTCAGTTTCCTGCATGAAGATCGCTCCTTACGAGCTGGCCGCCGCGGTCACCCGGTGCAGCACCATCAACTGCTTGCCCAGCGCCAGCGTCGTGTCCGGGATGGCGTCCACGTGCAGGTTGATGCCCGTGGCCTTCGCCTTGGCGAACTCCAGTTCGCCGCCCAGGGTCGCCACGCCCTTATAGAAGAAGAGGCGAATGGGCTGCTTGACGGCCGAGATTACGCTGTAGCCCTCAAAGCCCCAGGCGTATTCAGTCGCTGCCGGCTCGCCGCCCGCCTCGATGGCGAAGAAGCCCTTCTGCGCCGCGCCTGCCGCCGTCACCGTGGACGTGCCGCCCATCGCCAACGCCAGGTTTACTGCCGTCATCTCGGCCAGCACGGTCTCGATGGCCGCTTCCTCGCTGATCACCGGCATCTTCACCGCCGACAGCGCCTGTTCGATGGTGAGCTTCAGCAGTTCCTTGTCGAAACTCAACTTGACCGGCTCCAGCGTCGTGCCCAGGGAAACCCACGCCCCGCCCCACGCCGCGCCATAGGCCACGCTCGTCTCGTCGGGCAGCGCCGTCGCCACCGGCGCATACCAGACCGTTGCCGGCGTGATGATGATGTCACTGACTGCCATACCAACCTCCCATTTTCAATACATGATCCACGTCTGATAGACCAGCGTGCGGCCCCAGACCTCCATCTCCGTGTCCCGTATTTCATCCCACGAATTGCGCACAAACTCCGACAGTCGGGTGCTGCCCGACGTGGCCGCATAGCCGTTCAGCACGGCGTCCACCGCCACCGCCAGGTTCTGCGCCGCCGCCTCATCGTGCGCCAGGCAATAGCACGTAATCATCGCCCGCTGCAGCGGCGCCGATCCGTCGATGGGCGTATCCACCTGCACGGCATACGCCACCGCCGGCAGATCAACTTTATCGGGCACCACCTGCGGCTTGACCCGCGTCCCGGCGATGGCCGTCACGCCCGCGTTGCCCGTCAGCGCCGCATACACAATGTCGCTCGCAATCATCAGCGCCCCGGCAGCAGCCGCTCCAACTCACTGCGATAGCGTTTCGCCATCTCCTCGACCAATGTATCTTTGGTAGCGTCGATGGCCGGGCCGAGGAATGGCCGGGCCGCCATGCGCTTGACCCGTGTCCAGGCCCGGAATTTCCCGCCGAAGAACAGCGCTTTTGCGCCAGATCGTGGCCGTGGTGTGAATTTCGCCCGCTTTCCCCGGCGGCCACCCTCGATCAGATGCGCGTGGGGCGCCGAAAATGCTACGACGACACTGTCCCTCGATTGCGGTTTTACCTGCTTGCGCCAGTACATGCGCCTCACGAAGGTCGTGCGCCCCCACACGGATACATAGCCGCTGCGCTTGAGGTTGCCGGTTGGCCCGACGTTGACGCGCCGTTCGGCGTCGCTCTGGACCACTTCGCCGGCATAAAACAACGCCTTTGGCCCATAGTCGTCAATTATTTCCATGAAATCGTCACCATAAAAGGTAACTTGCGCTTGCCGCAGCTTGCGTTTCTTCGCCATCTCACACGTTTTCCCAGGAAAACATCAGCCGATAGCCTCCTCGCCGACCACCTCGTAGCACGCCAATTGCAGCCACCGGCGCATGTTGTCCGGGTCGCCCAGGTCGTCGATCGCCAGCGTGCGGTCGCCGCCCGAAGCGTGCCAGATCACTCGGTCGTCCGGCGTAATGTCCGTGCGCCAGCGGATTGTCACCGTGTGCCGTGACACCGGCAGTTCCCGGTTGTCTTGCACCCGCTCCCCGCCCGGCGCCGCCTGCACCCGCGCCCGCACCGTCGGCACAGATGCAAAATTGGTAAACACCCGCGTCTCCGCGCCCCGGCTGTTCACCGTCGGCGTGTTGCGCTGCAGCGTAATGCGCTCGTCCAGCAGCCCGATGTGCATCGAATGCAGCCGGGTGGCCATCAGCGACCCCACCACATGTAATGCCAGAATCCCGCCGATAGGCCGTAACACAACAGCGCCATAATCAGCGCCAGCGGCCAGTTCAGGTCGATTCCCCGCAGAAATCCGTCAAAATAGAGCGGCACCGGGACTGTCAGCAGCGCAAACCCGGCCACAAATGCCCGCCGGTGGGTCTGGTTCAGCATGACCGCCTGCGCAACGTTCTCGCCGATCCCCTCCACCTTTGCCTTTGTTTCGTGCGCGACCTTGGCCACCTCGCCGATGTCGTGGCGCAGCCCCTCGAACGCGGCGCGCCACTCGCGCCCCTCGCGCGCCAGGTTGCTTTCCAGCCGTGACACCAGCTCATAAATCAGCCGAATCGTGCCGAACTCGTCGTCGTCGTGCGCGCTGTTGATCGTCACATTCTGGTCACCGCGCCCGCCCGATTGCTGGCGGTTCGCCTTGCCCACCACCACATTCTGCGCGCCGTCGATGGTGGCGCCGGTCACATCGCTGCTGTGTGCGTCGTCCATGTCACTCCGCCCAGCCCCAGTACCGTTTGATGGCGTTCAGCAGCCGCTCCCGCTGCACCGCCGCCTGGTTGCTGATCTGGTCGCGGTGTTCATAGTCCACCGCCACCAGCGCCATGATCAGCGCCGGCAGATCGGGCTGCGCTGCGGCCGCCTGCGCCGGCGTGCCATAGCCCGCCACATACTGCACCCGCACAGCGCTGCGGCTGCGCAGGCCAGAGGGCCAGCTTTTACCGCTGGCCGGGAGGATCAGCGCCGGCTCTTCGTCGAGGATCGTCACATAGTCCGCCGAGGAGACCGTTTGCAGCACGTTGTCGGAATCGTAATACTTCACCCACTCCACCGACTGCACCGGCGGCCAGTCCAGCCGCAGCACGCCGTCATCGGACCAGCCGTCGCGGGTCAGTTGCAGCGTCTGCGTCACAAAGGCCCGGGCTGCCGTCTGCTGCGCCTCCATCGTCGCCGCCGCCACCAGCGCCGTGATCAGCGTGTCGTCCAGCGCATGATCCACGCGCAGCATCAGCTTGGCGTCCGTCAGGCTCACCAGCGGGCTGGCCGGCGCCGTCACCACGTGCACCGTCACGGCTCACCTCGCACGACAGCCGCCGCCCGCTGGCGCCACTTCTCCGCCTTCGACTGCGACACCCGCGCCAGGTGCGCCAGCGTGGGCGCATCCGTCGCCAGCAGATCGGCCATCGTCTCGATGCCCGCCTCCGCCAGCCGCCTGGCCGTCACCGGTCCCACGCCGTCCAGGTCGCTCACCAGCGCCTCGCCCCAGTTCGTCGGCGCTGCGCGCCGCTCGGCGGTCAACACCCTGGCATCGACCGCATGTTCGATGCTCACCAGGTGGGGCGCCGGCGCCGTCGTCACCAGCCCGGCCTCCAGCCAGTCCACGCCGGCCGGCAGGTCAAACTGGGCGCCGCGGGTAATGGTCAGCGTGTCGCCGTCCACCCGCCCGACGAACGACACCAGCGCCGTCACTCTCATTTGGCAATCGCCTGTACAGTCAACGTCACGTCCTGCGTGTTGGACACGTTCGCCAGCACGCAGAAATAGCGCCCGAACGTTTGCAACTGCGCCATGTCCGTTGCGTCCGCCGCGTTGCTGGCCACGATGTTCACGCCGTTGACCAGCGTCACACCGTCGATACTCCATTGACTGGTCAGCGTGAGCGTGTTGGCCGTGCTGGCCACAATGGTCTGGTCGATGCTGTAGAGCACATCCACCACCGAGAAGCGCGCCACGTCGTAGCAAGTAGAAGTAGTGTCTTCATCCAGCACCGCCGCCGAGAAAGGCGCCACGGTCACATACCCGTCGCCCGCCGGCCGCGTCACCGACACCGGCGTGGGGACAGCCATCGGCGCAGCCGTAGCAGCCCCGCCGCCCCCGGCCAGCGCCGTCAGCGCCAACGCAAACAGCACCAGCGCCGCCCCAATCGTCAGAATCACTCTGTTGGTCTTCATGTCCTTTTCCCCTCAGAACGGGCGAGAGGCTCACCGCCCCCCGCCCCTCGCAACTCGCAATTCGTTCCTGCTACGGATGCGCCCCGTATCCCAGCGCACCGGTCTGCAAGATGCCGTAGACAGCCCGGAAGCTGTACTTGAGCACGACCATGCCGTCCACCGTGTACGGGTCCTGGATGAAGCGCAGTTCGGGCGCCTCGCGGTAGCCCATCAGATTCCAGTCGCCGAACAACACACTTTTGCCGCTGGCGCCGATAGCGTCCACCTTGTTGCTGTAGAGCACATCGTAGCCCAGCAGCCCCGCCAGTTGCTGCGCATAGAAGCGCGCATCTCCCGTCACCGCGTTGATCGCCCAGTGCGTGCTCATGCGCATCACCCAGTGCGCATCCATCGCATCTTCCAAGTAGAAGCCCAGGGTGTCGTTGCCCAAAATGGCCTCCAACTCACCGGCGGCGATGGCGCTGTTGCTGGCAAAGCTCTTGAGGCTCGTGCCGTTCGCTTCCACCTCGGCCACGAGCAGGCCGTTGTGCGTCCGGGCGATCTCGCGCGCGATCTTGTCGGCGATGAACGACATGAGATCGACGCCAGTGTCTTCCAGCATCTCCTCGGTCAACTCAACCTTGCGCGTATACTTGCCCAGCGTGAACGCCTTGAGCGCCGTTTGGTACGCACCGCGCTCGTAGTTGTTGCCGTGCGCGTCGCTCTGCTCGCTGGTGGCGCCGAAGTCGTCAGGGTCCGCCGACTCATACGGGAAATTGACCGTCGTCCCTACGCCCGGCACCCGGCGGCAGCCCAACCGTTCCGCCAGCATCCGCTCGTTCTTGCGCAGCGCAATCTGGCCGATCAGCGTGGTGGGCACCAGGTTTTTGCCATCGCCCGCCGTGGTGATGTTCATCGTGCTGTCCGTGACGGCGCGTTCCTCCAGCATCATGCGCGTCTCACGCTGGCTGGGCACATTCAGCACCATCTGGGGTTTCGCCCCATCCTCGCCGGGCTGGAAGAGATGGCGCAGCCCGCCCCGGTCGCCGTCGCGCAGATAGGCGCGCCAGGCGTTGGCTTCGTTGTCGCCCCGTGCCTGGCGGTTGACGGCCGGCGCCTGCACCGGCTTGGCGTCCTTTGCCCGTTCCTCTTCCCAAAACTGGAACTGTTCGATCTGGCTGCCCAGGTCATCATACTGCGTGCGCAGCGTTGCGATCTGGGTCTTGTCCTCCGCGCTCAGTTCCGTTTTTTCGGCAATCTCATCGGCCTGCTTGCGCAGCGCCTCACGTTGGCGCCGCAGTTCCTGCAACTTGAGTTTCATGATCCGTTCACTCCCAATTCATCAATTCACGTTCGACTTGCACCCGCAGCCGCAGCGCCTGCTGCCCTGCCTGGCGCGCTATCTCACCGGCCTCCTGGCCGTCTGATTCCAACCCATCGGGCACGCTCACCGCACGCACGGCCACGCTGGTCGCCGGGTACGCCGGAAATGCGACCGGCGACACCTCCAGCAGATCGGCGTCGAGCACCGTGCGCAGCGCAACGCCGTCGGCGCCGCCCCGCTCCCACGTATCGCGGCCATCGCCGCGGGCGAGGAAGGCAAACGACATGTTAGTCACGTCACCCCGGCGGATGCTGACCACCGCATCGGCGCCCCACGAAGTGGGCGGCGCGTCCAGCTCAAAGCGCAGCCCCGCGCCATCCTTGCGCACGCGCAGCGTCCCGTTGCGCGTGCGACCCAGCGGCTTGCCCTGGTCGTGGCTCCACAGCGCCCGAATATCCGGGTTCCCCGCCAATGTCCGGTCAAAGGCGCCGGGCGCAAAGCGTTCGCGGAACGCGCGCCCGCGGCCATCGATCATCGTTTCCGACCAGGAATCGAAGACCACCGCATAACCGGCGATCACCGGCGCCTGGCCGTCCACCATGCGGATTTCCACATCCGCCAATTCAAAGGTTCTCTGTTGTTCGTCATTCATGGCCGATCAACTCCCTTGCCGCCGCCTGATACGCCGTAGCCACCCAGGCCGCCACGTCCGGCGCCAACGCATCTGTCCCCTGAGCCTGTCGAAGGGGAGTAAGCATCTCCTCGCCCGCCAGCCGCCATTCATGCTGCTGTCCCTCGCCCCACTCAGACAGCCCCAGCCGTCCACCCTGCCGCAGCGCCTTCGCCCCCTGCTGGCGCACATCGTTGGCGATGCGCGCCGTCAGCCGTCGCTGCACATCCGCCACCCAGGCCGCCCGCAGCGCAGCAGCATCCCCGTCGTCATCGTCGTTGCGGTCAGGTTCCTGTTGTTCCTGCGGCTGATCTTCCTGCTGGTCATCCGCCACGGTCGTCATGTTCAGCGGGCGCCACAGCATATCACCGCCCGGCACCGGGTTCATGTCTTCCATCAACCGCACTTCGTTCTGCGTCTCGAACCCGGTCAGCAGCCCGATCTGATGCGCCTCGAAACGAGTCTTCAGATCCGTCGCTTGTAGCGCACTCAGTTTGTATTGGATGAAATAATCCTGGCGCTCGTCATCCAGCAGCAGATCCCGCTGCAGCGCTGCGCGGTGGCTCTTGGCCCAGGGGCCCAGCGTCAATTCACGGAAGCGGATCAGGTCCTGCTCGGCGCTGGCGTAGGTCTGCGTCTCGGCGGCGCCCACCAACCCAGGGCTGACATTGAAAATTCGGCAGATCTCCGCCACCTGAAACGCTCTCGTCTCCAGGAACTGGCTTTCATCCGGCGAAATGCGCATCGCTTCCGGCTTGACGCCTTCGCCCACCACCGCCACCCGGTGGGCATTGCTCATTCCCGCCCACTGGGCTTCAAACGAGGCCCGCAGGTTCTTCACCGCGTCATTGCTCAGCTTGGCCGGATGGCTGAGCACAATGCTGGGGTGGGCGCCGTCGCCAAAATAGCGGGCGCCAAACTCCTCGGTGGCCATCGCCAGCCCGACCGCGTTGGCCGCCCGCAGCGGCGACAACCCCAACAGCCCGTGCGTCGTCAACCCGCGCACATGGTGCATCCTGTCATCCGACAGCCAGCGCACGCGGCTGCTGACACCAAACACATCGCCGCTTACCTGGTAGAGCAGCCGGCGATCCGCCGTGACATAGACCTGCACCTGCTCCGGTGGCAGCGGCCACAGCGCCCGCGGGTAGCCGTCCTCGCCCCACTCGATTTCTGCATAGCCGTTGCCATAGAGCAGCACCGACGCAAACAGCGCCAGCCGCACGTCGAAGGCGGTCTGCAGTGGGTTCGCCAGGTCATGCAAGATCGGGTAAAGGGGATGGTCTTCCGCCGGCTCGCGGCCACCGTCGGCCGTGCGGCGATAGAGCACCAGCGGCACACTGGCCAGCGAGCGGGCGATCAACGCCACGCACGCCTGCACCGTAGACAGCGACATCGCCGCCGCCGGCGACACATTCACGCCGGCCGCCGAGCGCACCCCGATCCAGTCGCCCCAGTCGGACGCCTGCACCGGCAGCGCCGCCCGCCGTTCGCCGCCGACCAGCCGGCGCACCAGGTCGCCGATCACGGCTGCGGCTCCTGCCGATTGCCGAGCGCCCCGGCCACCGCCAGCACCAACGCAAACGCCAGCAGCACCCCGCCCACGAACATCAACGTAGCGGCCGCGCCCAACGCCAGATAGACCCCACCGCCAAAGAGCGCCAGGCCCAACAATGAGAAGATGTCGATCAGCCGTTCGTGTTTACGCATCCGTCACCAGGGCAAAAAGAAACCCGCTACAGCCAGTGTAGCGGGTTGTGGCGATGCGTAAATCCGCAAAGTGTTTATGTCGTCTTGCTTTCAATGGCCACCTTGACCGCAAGTTCCACCGTGTTCGAGCAGCCAGCCTTTTGCCGCGCCTGAAACAACTGCTGGCGGACCGTCGCCGGTCGCGTGTTTAGCGCCCGTGCAATCTGCTTCGGCGCCATGCCACGCCCCAGCAGCACGACCACCTGTCTTTCCCGCTCCGTCAGCGTCGCCATGTACTCCTCCAACCAGGTCATGTTTTCCCGGGAAAACTATCCGCCGCAAACGCCGGATCATCGTACATGCTGCGCTCCCCCTCCGGGTCGTGCAGGGTTGCCCTGGCCAGCCCCATCACCAGCGCAACCATGCCGTCGATCTTCTCGTTGCTCACCTTCTTGTCCGGCTTCAGGTTGCCAGCCGGGTCCTTCGTCGCCACCAGGTTATGCGCCATCCATGTCAGCACCGGGTTGTCGCCGTGGGCGAGCGCACGGCTCACGATCAACTTCTCCAATTCCTTCATCGGCGCCGACATCGACTGATAGCCCTGCCCAATCTGCACCACCGTCATCCCCCGGTTGGCAAACCACAGATAGACCGCCCCCGCGCCCCACCGGTCGAAACCCACCTCGCGCAAATCATAGGTCTGCGCATCTTCGTCAATCTGCTTGTAGATGAATTCATAGTCGATCACCTCCCCCGGAATCGCCGTGATCCAGCCCTGCCGCCCCCACGCGTCATACGGCACATGATCCCGGCGGCTGCGCTCGTGCATCGCCGCTTCGGGCACCCAGAAGCGCGGCAGCACCCGCCACAATGGATCCTCAGCCGTAGGCGGAAAGACCAGCACCCACGCCGTAATGTCCAGCGTGTTGGACAGATCCAGCCCCGCATAACAGACGCGCCCGGCCAGCGCCGCCGGGTCGAACGGATTGCCGCACGCCTTCCACTTGTCCGGGTGGATGAACTGCTGCGCTGCCCGGGTCCAGATATTCAGCCGCTTCGTCAGAAACGAAGTCAGCGCGCTGGTCAACTCCTTCGCCTTGCGCGCCTGCTCCCGCAGTTCGTCCAGGTCGATACTTACGCCCAGGTTCGGATTTGCCTTGACCCAGTTGCGCTCGTCCCATTCGTCGTCACCTTCGTCCAGCGTGAAAATGCAGCAGAAGAACGCATCATTTTCGAGCACCCCGTCCAGCACCTTCACCGCGTATTTGCGCTGGTCATAGCAGAACGAGGACTGGTTGAACCCCGCCGTGCTGATCCCAAACATCAGCGCCTGTGTGCGGGCGCCCGTGCCCGTCTCCAGCACGTCCCACGTCTCGCTGGTGCGGTGTGCGTGCAGCTCATCCACAATCGCACAGTGCACATTCAGCCCGTCCATCGTGTCCGAGTCGCGGCCTACCGGCTCATACTTGCTGGCCGTGTCGTCCTTCAAGAACAGCCGATCCTTATGCACCGTGATGTACTTGCGCAGATGGGGCGACACCTTGACCATGCGCGCCGCCTCGTCAAACGTAATCTTTGCCTGGTCGCGCTTCGTGGCTGCGCTGTACACCTCCGCGCCGGCCTCGCCATCCGCCAGCAGCATGAAAAGCGCCAGCCCGCTGGCCATCGTGCTCTTGCCGTTCTTGCGTGCAATCTCCACATAGGCCGCCCGGAACCGGCGCCCGCCCTTGCGCCGCTGCCAGCCAAAGAGCACCCACAGCAGCGCCTGCTGCCACGGCTCCAACCGGATCGGCGTCCCGGCCCAGCGCCCCTTGCTGTGGTGCAAGAACTGAAAGAAGTCGATGGCATACTGCGCCGCATCCCGGTCGAAGCGCAGCCCGCGCCGGCGTCCGGTTTTCATGTCCTGCTTGTGGCGCTCACAGAAGAGGCGCACATAGCGGCAGGCCACCACCCGCCCACGGATCACATTGTCAATGTACCGCTCGGCGACCGACTTCCTAGCCCGTGTTGGCGCCATTGCGTCGTCGTAGGTAGTCCAAGAACGGATCAGCCTGCGCAGTATCGGCGCCCTGGATGCGCAGCCGGCTCACCGGCGACAGGCCCAGCAGGTTCATGAGCTGCGTGCACATCTCCGCCGCCTGCCGCCACGTGATGATGGCCGGGTTGCGCCGCGGCTCATCCCCGTGCGCCGCGTCCGCCACCGCGATGCCGCCCTCCAGGATCTGCGCATAGGCCGTGTCACGCACGTGCATCGCCTGGCACAGTTGCAGCACGATCTGCGCGTCGTGGCTCCCGGCCACACCCGGCGGCAGCAGATCCATGACGCGCTGCCAGTACGGTTGCAGTT